CTGAAACCTTCTCTCCCTGAGACGGTGCGAACAGTGCCAGACTCACCATTTATTAAACCTGATACGCTTAATTTCGATGCAAAATGATACGGAAATAAAACAGACCTCACGAGGGGTCGGGCTAATTGGCAGCACTGAGCCTAGAATCCACACGCCTTTACTTAAAGGTAATAGCAAAGCGCAAGAAGTAGCCGATCTAGCTGAGAAAATTAACTTGCCCTTGATTCCCTGGCAACGCTGGCTACTTGATGACCTTTTAACTATCGACGAAACAGGCAACTTTAAAAAGAAGCTGGGTATAGCGTTGATTTCGAGACAGAATGGCAAGACTCATCTAGCACGTATGCTAATCCTGGCGCATCTATTCTTATGGGACACCAAAAACGTTTTAGGTATGTCCTCAAACCGAAATATGGCACTTGATACATTTAGGCAAGTTGCTTATATGATTGAGGATAATCAATTCTTAAAAGATCAAGTAAGACAGATCCGCTTGGCTAATGGTCAAGAATCTATAACATTATTAAACGGCGCCAGGTATGAAATAGCCGCAGCGACTAGAGATGCACCCAGAGGTAAGTCCGCTGGATTTTTATATTTAGATGAAATCCGTGAATGGACAGAAGAAGCCTTTACAGCTGCACTACCAGTAACACGTGCAAGACCTAATGCGATGACCTTTATGACAAGTAACGCAGGCGATGGGTTTAGCACTGTGCTTAATGATTTAAGAGAGCGTGCATTATCGTATCCACCTGACACTTTAGGCTATTACGAATGGTCAGCACCACAGCACTGCAAAATTCACGATAGAAAAGCCTGGGCTATGGCTAACCCTGCACTTGGTTATTTAATTACAGAAGAAACTTTAGAAGAATCTGTAGCGACCAACACAATAGAAGCTACAAGGACTGAGATGTTATGCCAGTGGATCGACTCTACTGTCAGCCCCTGGGTGTATGGATCTATTGAAGCGTGTAGCGATAGCACCCTAGAAATACCTGTCGGCCCTCAAACAATTATGGCATTCGATATTGCACCTACTAGAAGATCAGGCGCTTTGGTTATGGGTCAAATGAAAGACGGCAAGATAGCCGTAGGTTTAGCGCAGCTGTGGTATAGCGATATAGCAATAGACGAGATGAAGATGGCAAGCGATATAAATGAGTGGGCACGTAAGTATCATCCGACTACTATTTGCTTTGACAAGTACGCCACCCAGACAGTTGCCACTAAATTAGAATTGTCAGGCTGGAAAATCCAAGACATTAGCGGCCAAAGCTTCTACCAGGCTTGCTCGGATCTTGCAAACGCCCTGGCACAAGGCACAATGGTTCATAGTGGGCAAGCAGACTTAGTACAGCACTTAAATAACTGTGCAGCCAAGACCAGTGATTTTGGTTTCAGAATCATCCGTAGAAAATCAGCTGGAGAAGTCACGGCGGCAATTAGCCTGGCTATGGTGGTTAGCCAATTAACCAAGCCACAACAAACAGCGCAAATCTTTGTCTAACTTGCACTAAATGTCCGACTTATGGTATAAAATACCTATATGGGTTTATTGTCTGCTTTGGGTATAAATAAAAAAACGGAATCTGTCCAAGCGCAATACGCCCCTGCCATTATGGACACAGCCTACGGCTATGGTTCATTTACTACTGGTGTCGGTAATTTTCCTGGTGGATTAGATCGTAATTATGCGATGCAAGTACCAGCAGTTAGCCGTTGCAGAAATCTTATAGCTGGTGTAGTTTCATACCTGCCATTAAAACTTTACAAAAAGTCTAATGGTGAGGTGTTGGGGAACCCTCTTTGGATAGACCAACCAGACTATCGGCAACCTAGATCCGTCACAATATCCTGGACTGTCGATAGTTTGTTGTTTTATGGTGTTGCTTATTGGCGTGTAACAGAATTATATGCAGATGATTTAAGACCATCACGATTTGAGTGGGTCGCTAACAATCGAGTTACATTTACTACTAATAAATTCGGTACAGAAGTCGATGCTTATTTTGTTGATGGCGTTGCCGCACCAATGAGCGGCATTGGCTCGCTTATCACATTCCAAGGTTTAACACAAGGCGTATTACAAACTGCGGCACGCACAATACAAAGCGCATTAGATATTGAAAAGGCCGCAGCTGTATCAGCTCAAACCCCAATGCCATCTGGTTACATTAAAAACACTGGCGCAGATTTACCAGAGCAGCAAGTATCAGGATTATTAGCACAATGGAAGCAAAGCCGACTAAATAGATCTACAGCATATTTAACTTCTACTTTGTCTTACGAAACTACAGGCTTTAGCCCTAAAGATATGATGTATAACGAAGCCCAACAATACCTAGCAACACAAATCGCTAGAGCGATGAACGTACCTGCTTATTACATTTCAGCAGATATGAATAACAGTATGACCTATCAAAACATTATTGATGGTCGCAAAGAGTTTGTTGCTTATTCATTACAGCCATTTATCTGTGCTATTGAAGATCGTTTATCAATGGATGATATTACGCCAAGAGGCCACGTAGTTAAGTTTGCTATTGAAGAATCGTTTTTAAGAGCTGACACAATAAAGCGCCTGGAAGCACTAGAGAAAATGATTAACTTAGGTTTAATTGATGTTGAAGATGCCAAAGAAATGGAACAAATGACACCTAACGGGAAAGAAGTAGAAGATGATACTTACATTCAGTAGTCATATAGAGAGCGCCGACAATGAGCGCAGAGTTATTGCTGGCAAGATCGTGCCATTTGAACAAGTAGGCAATACCTCAGTAGGTAAAGTGGTTTTTGCTAAAGGCTCTATCGAGATCGGTGATCCAGGCAAGGTCAAGATGCTTATGCAGCACAGCCCAGAGCGCCCTATCGGCAGGATGCAAAAATTTAACCAAGCAGAAGATGGCATATACGCATCATTCAAAATTAGCGCATCAATGCAAGGCCAAGATGCCCTGATACTTGCAGGTGAGCAGTTAATCGATGGCTTATCTGTTGGAGTAGATGTGAACAAGTCAATCCAGAAAAAAGATTATCTATATGTAACAAGTGCAACCCTTAAAGAGGTAAGCCTTGTTGAAAGCCCAGCGTTTAGCGCTGCGCAAGTAACTAAAGTTGCTGCTAGCGAAAGCGAAGCAGAGGACACTAATCAACCAAAAGAAAGCGAGGCTCCTGTGGAAGATTTAGCAACAGCGCCACAAGAAGCAAAGGCAGAGGCTGCTACTCCTACAGTAGAAGCTGCTCGCCCAGTAATTACAGCACCACTAATTCAGACATCTATCCGCACACCTATCACATCTATGGCTGCTTATACAGAGCATAAGATCAAGGCTGCATTAGGTAACGAAGATTCAAAACTATACGTAACAGCTGCAGATGATTCATTTGCAACTAACCCAGCATTCAACCCAACACAGTACCTAAGCGAGTTTGTAACTAACACACGCTTTGGCACACCAGCAATCGATGCTTGCTCACAAGGCACCTTACCAACAAGTGGTATGACGATTTCAGTACCTTCACTTGTTACCAGTATTGGTGGCGGAAATGGTGTTGCACCAGAAGTAACTGTAGAAGCAGAAGCTGGCGCAGTACAAAACACAGGTATGGAAACTCAGTACCTAACTGGCACAGTATCTAAGTATGCTGGTATGAACACACTTTCAGTTGAATTACTAGAGCGTTCAGACCCTAACTTCTACGCAGAGCTAACAAAGCAATTAGAGTACGCATATCTAAAGCGCCTAGATCAGACTGTATTAGCAGCCTTGATCCAAGCATCTGCTAATGGCACAAATACATCTGCTGACCTTGATGGTATCGTTGCATTCTCAACAGAAGCAGCACGTACTATCTACACAAACACAGGTTACTTCGCACAGAATTACATCGCTAACCCAGCACAATGGGGTGCGTTAATTGGTGCGCAAGATACAACAAAACGCCCAGTATTTAATGCCCTACAACCCATGAACGCTGCTGGCCAGGTGGGCCCACAGTCGATCAGGGGGTCAGTGCTTGGACTTGATCTATACGTAGACAAGAACTTCACAGCTACA